ATGGTCTCAAAGTTCTCATTGACCTGAGTTGCCCAATCTGGACCTGTAGTGACCCCAACTGAGGGTTCATTCAGACTCATGTTGGTAGTGGTCATCTCTAACTCCTAGAAAAAGTAAATGTCTGCAGTAGCAGTTGCAGAACCCTTCAGTAAGATGAACAGGTTCTTGTCTGTGTTTTCGGTGTCTGACTCAAAGATCACGGAGTTACTCTGTAATCGTGTAATGATAAAACCCTCATAGGTTCTCCCCAGACCATGATTGACTCTGGTATCTGAGGTTTCAATAGACAGATCCTTGATGAGCACCCCGTCTGATATGGGTAACTGCAGGAGGGGTGAGAGTGTAGTCTTGATATGACTTTGTAGACGGTTGACCTCTGCATTCTCTGAGTGGATCTGTGTAAAGTTGACTCTGCTCATGCGTAATAGAACTTCTGATAACTGACCACATCTGTGACGGTCTGTGGTTCTCCTGCATCCCGGTTCTGGGACTCAGTGATCATCCTCTCTTTCAGCATATTCTTCTGCACCATAAGTCCTGTAACATCCTGCTCCTCCTTGACCAACATTTTGATTGCAGAGTCTACAATGATGTACTCATCCCATCCTGTGTAGAAGTCAAACACAGACTCAACAGTTCCTATGGATGTGGGTGCAGACAGGGCAGAAGAGTCCAGGTTTGTGACAATCGTAGTTGCCGTAACAGATTGAACCGTTTGCTGAGAGTTGTAATCCGTAGCCAGAAACCCTGAGACATTCACCACATCATCTGCAACGAACGAGTGACTACTCACTGTGTAGGTAGTGGTGCTTCCTCTGGTGACTCCAGAAGGAGTGACAGACTCCAGTTTCCGGGGTGACGGGATGTAAAACACTTTTATACTGTCAGAAGTTGACGGTACAGGTGTGAACACAATCGAGTTTTTCTGTAAACGGTATCGGTAGTCCCTTGCATAGACAGTGAGGGAGTTCCTTGTCCGTTGCGCCCAATTGTAACGTCTGAGTGGGACAGATTCGGTGGACGTTACCACCAAATCCACCCCTCTCAGTTTGTAGAAATCTGATGGCAGACTGTACGAATCCGTTCCAGAGGTGAGGGAGATCGTACTGGAAGTGGTGAAATAGTCCTCGTTGAAGTTCTCACCTATGAGGTTATACAACTCACCCCATGAGTTATTGAGATATCGTGTGAGTTCAGTGTCATCCACAAACTGACTGTTCTCCATGTCTGCACGTTGCCGTGTCAGAGTCCTCAACTCTGTGAGGGTAACGTAATCAGTCATAAGACATCATGATTCCGTGTATTGCCATTAAGACGGTCTCCTCATCTCCGCTTTTCATAGCCTTGACGAGTTCTTTTGCCATCTCTTTCTGCTCATCAGAGTATTCATACTCTTCCATCTCTTCTTCAGAGACCTCTTCAGTCTCTTCATAAGACCCCCCCATTTTGGATTTGAGGGGGCCAAGAATGATGGTTGCTGCTTCAGGTCCCATCATGTGTCCTCCGTTACGTTATGTCCGTATTTCGGAGAAACAGAGCAAAATGGACCCGATTGTTGGCATTGGCAGCAATGTCTGCTGCACTGGTGCCTGTAATCGTGCGGATCACCACAGTTCCTGCACTGGTGACATCGATTGCCCCAAACTGGACTTTGCTATCTCCTGCAGCATTGAGTGCAAGAGAGCACTGTCCAGAGATGAGACCTCCGTAGGTGTCTTCCAGTGTGACCGTGAGTTCACCCGTCCCGGTACGAGCAACACTCCAACCCTTGCCAGTGTTATTGGCAGAGTCAGGACTGCTTGAACTGTTCGTGGTGAATGATCCTGCAACGATTTTGAGTTCTGGATTCAGAGCCTGAACGTCCCTGAAAACTCTACTTGCCATGTTTCCTCCTTATGGAAGTGCGATACGGCAATTGAACCCAGGAGCACTACAGGCCAATTGACCGTAGAACCCAACACGAACCTCTACGCCATCGTCTGAGGATTGGCGAAGCATTCGGTTCCCGTCTACATCGATGATGCTTACAGGTTCTCCGATGGTAGCTAATTGCCATGTGTCCATCTGGAGGGCATAGGCTATGCCTGTAGGACAATCCTTATCAGGGATTATCTTGGCTACTCCGTAAGGGGCATACATTTCCATTGAACGGAAACCTGCTCCAGTATTGGGATCAACTTCACGTTGAACGGTAGACTCCAATTCCTTCTCCAGAGCAATGAAGTCTGAGAAAGAAACAAAGATGGTGTCAGGAGACCCACCTTCTCTGGCTGCTCGTCCCAAACCAGAAATGAGAGATTCCTCTTTGGTGGAACCTGCAGTTACCCTCTGACCTGCTAAACGGGTGGGGTCTGAACTGCGGTCCTGTCCAAAGAAGGAGTCACCACTGGTAGGTGCAGAACTTGGAAGCCAGTCGGCAAGTCCTGAGATACCGTTGTCGTAGTTACCCTCAACATAGATGAAGTCATTTTGGGCAATTGCACTAATACCTGCACTCAGATTTGCAGTGGTAGTGACCTGATTGCTTGTAGCATCACGGTTCACGGCACCCACAGTGAGTGAACCTGAACGAACCGATCCACCAGACTGATTTGCAGAAGTGACAATCTTCATGTTCACTTCAAAGTTAAGAGCATCTGCATCTGTGACCAGATCCAGAGTGGTTACACCAAAGGATGAGTTGTTCACCTTACCGATAGACATATCGGAAGTTCTGAACAGTGCTTTGGAGAGTGCATCACCTACACTCTTGGCAACCTGATCGATCTCTGTGGTTGCAGCTTCAAGGAAAGCGTACTCGTTTCCTTGTGATGCAAGCAGGGTCTCACCGTCGATGGTTGCAACGCCATAATGTTTTTTACGGGTGAGTAAGAACTCTGCCAACTGAGATGCACTGGCATTGCTCTGTGCAGTTGAGAAGGTTGCACTCACACCTTGAGGTCTTCCGAAGATGACCGGGATGGGCATATTCTTACCCTTGAACCGTGGGTTCTTACTGACCAGAGTCAGGAAAGGGTGGTTCTTGTAGACCGTATCGATAACAGGACGGTCCTGATAATACTGCTTTAGAGAATTATCCCATGCAGTTAAATTCGTGGCACTTGCCATTGTAAAACTCCAAATTGAAAGTCATGTCAAACTCCCGATCTGGATTCACGCAAGACACTGACTGCCCTCTCCAATGCTTCATGCTTGGACAGTGGACCTGTCTTGGTCTCCTGAGTCCGTAACCGGGAAACTCCTTTAGAACTGAGGGTTTTCGGCTGACTTTTTCTGGACTCACCCAATGGCTTTTCTTCGTGGGGTGATGCTAACCCGTATATGTCTCTCACTTTTTCGTTCTGAACTGCACGGTCCATGAAATCACGGTAGGTCTTTTCAACCTGCTCGAGAACTTCCTCGTTGGTGAGGGGTTCCTGATTGTTCATGGCATAGTGTTTCTGAATGTCCAAAACGCTTTGTTGTGCTTCATCCCAGAAGGATGAGACAAGCGGATACGTTTCACTTTCGTCTACCACACTCTTCAACTCAGAAACGTAGGACTGCACCTCCTGGGAAGCCATCTCCTTCTGTCTCTGCTTATCTGCTTCAAACTTTTCTTTCTTCAACTGTGAGACCTCCTCCTGCAACTTCTGCAGAGCAGTCTTCTCACTGGATCTGTTAAGCACCTGATCTGTCATGTTCTCGTAACTGGAACCTAACAACTCAGATGCTTCCAGATGTTTACCCTGATCAATGAGATTCTGTGCATCTCTGAGTTTCCCCAGATCGTCACTTTTCTCCTTGAGTTCCTGTTCCTGCTTGAACAGTTCTCTCTTCTTCTTGGCAACCTCACTGAACACTTTCGAGACCTTGGGTTCCTCCTTCTGAGGTTCCTCTGGGGTCTCCTCTGCATCAGGAGCAGACTCTCCTTGGACTTCTTCTACAGGGTCATCTGAGATGATCCCCTTGTCCTTGAAGAATTGTTGTGCATCCTGTGAGAGTTCTGCAGATTCCTCTGCAACCTCAACGGTCTCTTCTGCAACTGCGGTCTCTTCGGTCATACGGGTAATGGCGATTCTGGTGTTTCTGGAGTCTCAGGCAACTCTGGCATCAACTCCGTTGGTGCAGGAGCTTCCCCTGCAGGAGAAGCAACTGCAGGTGATTCTGGAAGCCCCTGCGGTGGTGTCTGTAACTGATTTAGCATGGTCTGACACTGAACGATGAACTCATCTAAGAGTGCAATCTTTTCAGGTTCCACACCCTTCTGCCTTGCTTCCAAATAGGCTAACTGAAACCTCTGCTTGGCTAAGTTAAGATCCATGTAAGGTTCTGGCCCCACATACTCTCCTTCATCCAAGATCTTGCTAATCCTCCACTCCACATCTGCTTCTGCAGCTTCATAGACCTGAGAAACTGAATTGAGGTCTGGGAAATCGAGCAGTCTTGTAATCTGCTCCTTTTTGTCTATGACCCCAACATTGATCAGTTCCTGAACCGTCTGAAGTTTTCCTGCAGGAAGGGAGGGGAGGATGGAGACCGGGAAGGGCTCCAAGATAAACTCATCCCGTGCCATCCTAATCTTCTCAAAGTCTACTTTGGTCATCTCCCGTCTGTAGGTGGTCTGGACGGGGAAGGAACCCTGTTCTGCAACGATCTCCTCTGCCAAGTCAAAGTAATGCTCTGCAGCACTCATGAATGCAGACTCGTAACGTCTTCCGATGAGGATGAACCTCTCAGTTTCAATGTCATGGTAGATTCTTAGGGCTGCCCCAGATTCCAGACCTGCAGGTTTCTTCCCTGTGGCAGACAACTCTGAGATCCCTGAGATCTCGTATGCCCTCTGATACAGTCTGTCTAAGTGGTTAAACACCTCTGGATGGACTGCCTGTGGGGTGTAGACCACAGGAGGTTGTCCGTTGTAATGGATGATTGTTCCAGGTTGGTTTCTGATGTGAGAGGGTGCCACCTTGGACCCTGCCTGTATGAACACCAGAGGAACACTGAGAAGGTGCATGGACTGCTGAATCCTGATACACAGGGAGTTGATCTCCTTCTGGACAGGGTACAGTTGCTCTGCCAGTGAAATACCTCCAAATCCCACAATGGAATCACTCCATTTGAGGAACAGAAACGGAAACTGTGTCCGTGTGTACTCCTCATCGAGTAATGTGACCCCCTCGATGCAGATAACGTGTCTGCCATCACCTGATTCTGGAGATGTGGGGAGGTGCCATGCTTCTACACACTCAATTAGCTCAGAATCAGGGTTCTCCTCCTGTTTCCCACCTGCGAGGTTATTAATTTCAGAAGAAAACCCTGAAAAACGGTCTAAAAGGTAAGATTTGTGGACTTTTTTGACCTGATAGAGACTCTGAGGTTCCCCGTAGAGGGCATCATCCATATCCCAGAGGATTTCGTTGGCAAACACCCTCTCTACATAGATTTTGCCGTTTTCTGCATAGATTTTGAGCACCCCAAGGTCAAAAATGCAGGAATCCTGGAAGATTTTGGGCATAATGTCATACAGTTTGCTCTGGAGGAACAATCCCTCCATCATCCTGCCCATCATCTTGGCCTTCGTCCTCAGTGAGTAGTCTCCACCCTCTGTCAAGTACATCGGACGGGGCCGATTCTTCCCAATCTTGGAAGTGATGGTGTCAATCATCGACTGTGTGACATTCAACCTCATTCTCATGTCATCACGCTTGTCCAGTGCATAACTGGCAGTCTTCACCACACCCTGCCTGAAGTCCTGGAGGTCATACCTCCTCTGTGAATAGACCTTCAGATAGTCCAGATTCGCAAGCATCCTGTCATAATGGTTGCTATTGAGTTCGTTGATGACTCCCATCAACTCATCATGACAATCGTCAACTCCTGTTTCCCACCAGAACTGCATCAGCTTTTAAAGTGTGAGGTTATCAAGTCCTGATCTGCAGGATCACTGTAACTCTGAGGGATCATCTGTGCCTGAGTCTCCATCTCTGGAGCAAACTCCACACTGATTCCCATTCCCTCAAACGTCTTCACATTCGATTCCTTGAGGAACGTGATCATCTCCCTGATCTCTCTCAGATTCATCTCATCTCTGAGGATTTGCTTTTCTTCTTTCAGAAACATCACCAGTTCTTACAACTCCAGTATCGTGCTTTGGTCTTAGGACCAGGGTTGTCACAGTTGTGCCGTGCTCTGAATGACTTCCGGGCTTCAGGATTGGACTTCCTGATCTTCATATTCGGATCTCCAAATCTGACAATCTTCACCTTGTTTCCATCCTTTACAAAAACCTTGAACTTCTTAGACTCACCAGGAGTCCTGACAGGTTTGTTCAGGGTGACTTTCTTCCCTCTGTAAGTTGCCACTACTTCTTCTTTGCAGTCTTGGCAGCCTTGCGGAACGCAGCATTCGTGGGTGCTCCCTTCTGTCCGGGCTTCCTTGTCTTCTTCGTCTTTCCTGCACCCAACTTCTTCAGGTTGATGTTCCTGTAGAGTCCGGGTTTCTGTCTTTTCAACTTCTTGATCTTCTGAGCTTTGGTCATTGTCATTTCTTCTTCCCCTTGCCCTTCTTCTTCATCTTCTTATGGTATCCTGGCATATCATCTCCTGTGTGTTAGTTGACTTCCCACCATTCCAGTTCCTCGTCTTCCTCCATCCTCTTCACCTTCGCAATCATGTCTGACTCCATCTCCCTCTCCAGTGCTTCAAAGTAATCCTGTGACCCAAACTCAGGCTTCGGAGTCTGCTCCCTGTGGAGGTAGTGCAGTGCTTCTCTCCACGCATAGAGTGCTGCATCACAACAGTGGTTCTCATTGTTCTCATTCTCGATGAACCTGCCCTTCTCCATCTGGTTCTGATCCCACTCCAAGAGCACCAACTCATCCACATACTGCTCTGTCTTCGGACCATGACAGATCTGTATCCTCCCCCTCTCAAAGTCACTGTTCATCAACCGTATGTGATCCAACTTCCTCGACTTCTCTGCAGGAAACAGATTCAACTCAAACCGCTTGTTCATCTCCTCACAAACCATCTTACCGAGACCCCCGGTGTCCACTACACTCCTCACGAACTTGTACCTTTCTTCGAGTCTCTTAATCTTTTCCGCAATCTCTGCAATGGAGAGATGTGGAGCTTTTTCGGCATGAACGCAGTACACCTCTGGGACATCCTCTGAAAACGCAAATACCACGAAAGCAGTTGCATCCTCATATCCCAGATCCACTCCGAGTACGAAATCCCAGTGACTCTCTTCCAAGTCTGCTTCCACCAAGTTCTTCTCAGGACTGAACCTGTAGACCATGCTCTCTTCATCCCTCGTCCACTCTCCAAGGTACTCCCTCCTGAATATTGGTGTCTCATCACTCCACCCATTCTCCTCCTTCCTCCGTGCTAACCAATCTCCTGCACCCGGAAGATGGGGGTTGTCCAATAACGTCCAGTTGTGCCTACTCCAAGACGATGCTTCAAAAACATCTGCATCATAGAAATAGCCAGAACTGGAAGCATTCGGTGTCCCAAACATCCAGATACTCCCATCCAAGTCCAATGTCGCAGGTTCCAAGACATCCTCAATCAACGTGTGTAAAATAGAAGTTCTCATACTCTGGGCTTCGTCTATCACACATAACGAATACTTCGGTCCTCTCCACTTATCCACCTCATCCCTGTCCTGTGCACCCCCCAACACAATACTGCTCCCATTCGATAGCTTCACTGTCAGATCGTTCTGCCTGAACTCCAAGTCCAATCCAAATGCCCTGTCCATCTCTCCCAACGTGTTCCACAAAATCCTCCTCGCATTCTTGATACTCAGTGTGATGTAAGGACACATGATCCCTGGAGTTGAGATTGCTGCACTCAGTAACCCCACTGCTGCCAAATGGGTCTTTCCTGCTCTCCTTGAACACCGTGCTAACTTCTTCTTCCTCTCATCTCCAATAAAACCCGTCTGTGAAGGAAACAGACTCCTCTGCAACCCCTCACCCTTTAGCCTTAACTCCTCCTGCTTTCTTTGCTTTTCCCGACTTCGGAACAGCATCTGCTCCAGAAGTGCCCTTTGCTGTGGACTGAACCCCAGATCGTTTTTGACCGCCCTCTTCTTCTTTGACCCTGACTTTGTAGGCATCCTCAGACTCCATCATCAATATATTCCCCACAGGGATCATGTAACTCACCATCCTCCCATCCAACTGCGGAGGTGCTCCATGTACCCTCAACATCCCATCCTTGAACTCCAACATCACCCCATGATCCGTCTGACTCAATCCCCTGCCAGACTCAATCCCAGGAAGACTCACTGAACTCGAAAATACCACTCTCTCAATCTTCATAAGACTCCTTTTATGCTGCTTCCCAACGAAACTTCATTTGTCCATAAATGGGTTGCCAATCACGATTTCTGTATATGTGCCATGTTCCAGGCTTTGTCTCTGCAACAATCTTCCATCCTGCAGCCTTGACAGAACTCCCAGACTCACTTTGAAGTGTGTAAGTTATCATCTTCTTACCACCCATTGCTTTCCATGCCCTCCAAGATGCACCATAAAGCATAGAACATACATTCTTGGGACTGTCATCTGTGGTGCATACCCGATACACCTCTGCAGTAAAACCATCATCCATTGAGATGTTCACAGGTCTGCCAACTACAGACACACCCACCAAACCATTTCCATCACTTACCCCAATAGCAAACTTGCCACTGACAGGGGGTTTGTTGTGTCTGTGATAGTTCTGTATGTACTCCTTTGCTTCACTGATCGTGATAGGGACTAAACCCAGACTCATATCCACATCCTGTAAGGGTTCCAGACAAACTTCTTGTCCCTAAAATGATTCAGTGCAGGGGTCCTATGC